GAGGATATCTGTGACTGATTCGCTCTCCGAACAAATTTTAACCCCCACTCTTCGCCCACACCAAGTAGAAGCTGTTGATGCTCTCGCCTTCTCTCAGGAAGTAACAGCATACGCCGAAATGTCGGTCGCCTCTGGAAAATCGCTCGTGATGGCGAAACTGGGCGAGCGAGCGATCGTCAACACCCGCGTCCTGATTATCGCACACACGGAAGAACTGGTGCAGCAGGACGCCCATGCTTGCCGGTGGATCGGCCAGGATCCGGCCATCTGCAGCGCCGGCTTGAATGAGACGAGGACCGATGGCCGCCTCACGGTTGGAACGATCGGCACGATCGCGAATCGGCTCGACTGTTTCAAGAACGTCGGCCTGGTCATCATCGACGAGATCCACCGCGCCCGTATGACGCCCTATAAGGATGGCACGGTATCGGAATATTTGAAGGTGCAGCAGGCGCTGCCGAAAGCCTGGTTTCGCGGGGTCACCGCCACCGGCTGGCGCGAGGACGGCACCGGATCGCTCGAAAATACGTTCGGTAAGCGGATTTTCGAATACGGGTTCCTGCAAGCCCTTGAAGACGGTTTCGTCAAAATGCTGCGCGCGGTCGCCGCCGACGCCCCCGACATCGACACCAAAGGCCTGAAGGTCAATTCCCTGGGCGAGTGGGGCGGGCAGGAACTGACCCATCGCGGCGTGGCGTTGGCGCCGCTTCACGTTGCGAGCCTGGTCAAGGCCATGCGCGAGGAAGAGCGGACCAGGTGCCTGATCTTTGCTTGCGACATCGAACACGCCAATGTGCTGGAGCGCGAATACAGAAAGCTGGGCATTGATGCGCGGGCCGTCCACACCGGCGTTGGCGGGCGGGTCGAGAATGTCGAAGCCTTCCGCAGGGGCGATTTCCCCGTCATGATTTCGGTCGCCATGTTTAACACGGGCTTTGATGTTCCCGACGTGGACATGATGGGCTTTTGCCGCCCGATGAAGTCCAGCCTGCTCTATGCGCAGTCGCTGGGACGCGGCGCTCGCCTGTCCGAATACGCCGACGATTGCGCCGTAGTTGACTTTGGCGGCAATATCGTTCGGCACGGCGCTCTCGATATGATCGAGCCGCCGAAACAGCGGGCGCCGAGCGGCAGCGGCCCCAAAGAGGAAAGGGAGAAATTGCCGGCGATGAAGCGGGCCGTCGGCGGCGACCTGCGCAACGCTGCAAAAGAAGGTGTGCTGCTCTCAAATCAGGGCAAACCGCAGTGGACGAAACCGAACGGCGTTCCGATTTTCTTGCCGCAGCGCGGTTTCTGGATCGTCCCGACCAAACTTGGCAAGGCGCGTTGGTTCTCGCGCAGCTATCCGAACGATGTGGCGCACCTTTATTGTGAATATCGAGGAAAATACGGCTGGACGGCGCGCGGCGCCGTCGATATTGTGGGCATCCTTCACAAAGCGTGAAAACAACCGAATACGAAAGAGACAGACAAATGGCTAAATTTACGATTTCTGGCATTACGAAGCCGGGCGACAGCTTTCTCTTCGAAAGCGACAATCTCAATGAGGTTCTCGACGCCATCGACACCATGCGCGGTTCTGTGACTGCCAGTGAGCATGAACAGTTTGCTGCGGCTGGCGCTTTCGAACAGCCCGCGCAGCAGGGCCAGCAGACCTACCAGGCTTCGACCCAGCAGGCCCAGGCTGCTCCTGCCGAGCCGCCGAAGCGCACCCGGACCCGCAAGGCCGCCGAAGCCCCGGCGCCGGTGCAGCCGCAAGACGCTCCCCAGACCCAGCAGACGGCCAGCCCGTTCGCGAACGCCAATACGCCCTTTGCGCCGGCTGATCACACTTCGAACGGCCAGACCGAGCGGGCTGCGGTCACCAAGCTGAAGACGCATCTGGCTGCGCTCGCCGCCGCGCATGGCGAGGGCCAGGTCTATTCCTGGGCCATCCAGAACGCCTTCAACCTGCCGGTCGATACGACCAAGGACATCTTCCTCAACGAGAAGATCTACGGTTTCTCGGACGATCGGCTTGAGGCGGCGTATCGCATGAGCGGTGGCCAGTAACCACCGGCGCACGAATAGAGGGGGTCCATTCGTGCGGCCCCCTTTTCCATTCCCAAAACAACAGGAAACGTCATGTCAGCCCACGCCAATTTTGCGCCCTCGTCCGCCGCCAGGTGGCTCGAATGTCCCTTCAGCGCCGTGATCGGCGCCACCCTCCCTAATCCCGACAGTGAAGCCTCCCGTGAGGGCACCCGCGTCCACACCCTGATCGAGAAGGCCATCGCCGGTGAGCCGATCCCTGAAGACGAAAACGAAGACGTTGCCTACGGCATCGAAATGGTGCTCGATTTTGTCAATCAACTCGGAGGCCTGAAGTCTGTGCTGGCCGAGCAGAAAGTACACCTGTCGAAAGACGTATGGGGGACCGTCGACATTCTACAGCCCGATCCTTACGTGACGACGCTGCTCGACTATAAAAACGGCGCAATGGACGTCGCCGCCGATCGAAACATGCAGTTGATGACTTACGCGGCGGCGACGCTTGAAGAGAAGGGGCCTTCGAAGTTTTACCGTTTGGTTATTGTCCAGCCAAATTCCCGCACCGCCGGCGATCAGCGCGACGTCAAGCAGAGCCTGGTCCCGCTCGCCCTGGTCGAGGAACATCGTGAAAAGGTGCTGGCGGCGGTCGAGCGCGGCATGCATGGCGAGGGGCCGAAGCCTGGCCGGCATTGCCGCTATTGCTCGGCCTTTGGCAACTGCGAAGCCACCCAGCAGATGTTGCCCTTCATCATGACGGCGGTCCGGATGCTGCCGAGCGAGATCCCCAACGCCACCGCCGTTCGCATGCTGACCGTGCTCCGGGGCCTGGAAGACATGCGCAAGGCCCTAGAGAAGGATGTCGTGACCCGCTTCGCCGCCGGCCAGCAGGTGCCCGGCGCCGAAATGGGCATGACCTCGACCCATCGCAAATGGGGCGACGATCGCATGGCGGTCGAGAAGCTGATTGCGCTCTATGGCATGAACGGCGTCGATCCGATCAGCCCGGCCCAGGCCGAGAAGATGGGCAGCGCCGGCGTCGAATTGGCGAAGACGCTGGCCTTCAAGCCCACGGGAAGCCCGAAGCTGATTTATTGAGGCGCCTGAAATGAGCAAACATGAAGCTATGGCGAGGGCGGATCGCGGCGCCGACTTGCATTGGAAAGCCTGCATGCTGGCAAGTGGCGTGATGGTTGCTCGCTCGCTGCCATACTTCACTACCGACGAAGTCGTCGCCTACTGCAAGGAACATCACCCCAACGCAACGACGCACGAGTTACGCGCAATAGGGCCGGTCATGCAGCGGCTGGCAGGCGACGGGGCATGCGCCAAGACTGAGCACTATCGAGAATCTTCGCATGAACCGTGTAACCAACGGCCCAAGTTGGTATGGCAGAGCCTGATTTACGAAACCCCGCCATGGTGCAAGAAAGCTGATTGACCTGCTTTTTTGCAAGCCTTCTTTGCGAACAAACAAATGGCTTATCGTATTCGTTTGTCGCACATTGCCCTGGCGCTCGGCGCACCCATCAAATAGGAAAGAGACATCGACTATGAAAAATCTCGCACAGTTCGAACTGCCCAAGACGCTTGCGGATCTGGATGCCCGCTGCACCTTGAAAGTGCCGGTGGTGAACCTCAATGATGAGGTCCATGATATCTTTCGCGTGTTGTGGCACGATGAAAAATTCCGTCTGCTGCTGAACGCCACCACCGACAAGGATTCGATCGAAGGCGCCACCTACGTCGATGACGTGGTCGCTGCGCAGCAGATCCGCGACTACGCCTTGACTGACGGCAACAACCCTTTCGTCGGCGGCAAGCAGGTTGCGGCGATCGTGCGCTCGCTCAAGGTGGTCATGCGCCGCCACGAAATGAGCCGCAAGGACCGCGCCGCGATGCTCGATGGCATGCCGGTTCCCAATGGCGACATCGACAGCGACATCCCCACGGAGTGATGGAGCGGACCCCGCTCTAGGGCGGGGTCTTTCAGCCTGAAGGAAAGCACCCCATGGAAATCACCAACAAAACGCGCGATGCAGTGCGTGAAAAACTGGAGCGTGGCGAAAAGATCGATCGTTATGAAATCGCCGCCGACATAGGCGTCAGCCCGCGCAACGTCGACAACGCCATTGCGGTTGAGAAAGCCCGGCGGAAAGGACGAGAGGAGGTCGAGCAATTGAACGCCAGCATGTTGAGCGCATCGTCGCAAGACAGGCTGGAAATCTTCAAAAAGCAGGAACTGTTCAAACTGCAGCTTTCGTTTGAAGAGGCCGTCAGTGCTAAAGTCAAGCTTAAGGTTGCGGAAGTGCTGGCGAAGCGCGATGCGGAAACGCTGGAGGCGATCGAGCAAGCAAACCAGGTGATCAGCCATTCGCAGGGCCGCCTGCGGCCTCCCTTTTCCGCGCCTGAATACATGGTCGTGATGCGGGCGCTTCACCCCGACAGCACGACGCATGAAAACAGGATGGACGCTTTCAAACTGTGCAACAGCAAAAAGTTTTTGCTGCGTGATGAAGGCAAAATCGCCAAGACAATCAACACCCTGCCCAATACGCTGGAAGAACTGGACGCCCGCCGCGCCAGCGCGCAGGAAAAACGTCGCAACAGGCGTTGACGACCAAACACGTCCATGCCAATCTGTCTCTGCAATCGCAAAAGTGTTAAACGTGCAAACTGTGAAAGGGCGCCGAAATGGCCCGTGAACTGCAAAAAATCATCCTCATGAACGCCCAGCTTGTCTACTGCAACCGCCTCTACGAAGCAGAGACGGTCGACATGGCCGGCGCCCCCCTCAAAAAGCCGACCTGGTCAACCAGCATGCGGTATCCCAAGACCACCAAGAACTGGTTCGATGAGCCGGCGCTGGTGAGCCTCCGCAATGCCTGCGGCGTCATCAAGAGCCGCGAAATGGCTCACGTCGGTTTCGAGCGCATCGAGTTCCCCGTCAAAGACGGCGACCTTCCCAACAAGAAGAACAAAATTCCGGATTGGGCGAAGGGTCACTGGATCATCCGCGCCAATACGACCATCAAGCGGCCCCTGGTCGAGCAGCGCATCGATGGCGTCGTCACCACGCTGGAGGCGATCCAGCTTGGCGGGCAGCGCCTCTGGGGCGATGGCGATTACGCCGGCGTGGTGATGTCCGTCGCCAAGCGCCTGACCGACGATGTCGGCATCAAGTGCTATCTGAACAGCGTCTGCTTTATGGCGCACGGCGAGCCGCTCGATGTTTCGGGCCAGCCCACCGACTGGAACGTCGCGGAAGCGCAGGCGGCGGAACAGGGCATCAAGATCAAGACCGACGCCCCCGGCTTCAACGCAGGTGGGTTCCCGCCGGCCAATGGCGCGGCTGGGGGAGCGGCGCCCTTCGCTCCGTTCAACCCGTCTGGTCCGTCGCCGTTCAGCGGCGCCGGTCCCAAGGCCGCCGATCCCTTCTAAAATCAAAACCCGATCAAAAAGATGCCCCAGCGTTCGCGCTGGGGTTTCTAACTGCGCCCGGAGCCACCCAAAATGCGCCTTCATCACATCTATGAAATGAACCTTCCGCCTAAAACTATTACGAGCATGCGTCTTGACGCGCCAAACATCGAACAGTTTGCGTTTGGCAACATTTATGACATCACTACCGACGAATCTTATGTGGAATTGCAGGATTTCTGCTTTGATCTGATGAAAATTGGCAAGTTCAGGCTTCCCTTCGATGAAGTGGCGTACTGCTTTGAGGCGCCGGAACTTCAGATGTTGCTGCGGGCAACGCAAAACACGCCAGACATGATCGAATTTAGCTTGTTGATGAAAAACTACAGCGGCTGCGTATCGCTATCTGGTTCGCTCGACACCAAAGTATCCGGCGAGAACAATAAATACCGTATTCGCGCCAACCATGTTCACTGCGAGGCGGTCTTAACTCGCGAAGAAAGAGAAGACTTCATCGCTAAATTTGCCCACGGCGCGGTCGCATTCATTTGTGTTCTCACCGCTATCCTTTCAGTGCGCGGCGCCATGGTCACGATCGAGAAGGCGCCCGAAAAATTGAACATCAAGCGCGCTCGCAAGGGGCGGGCGCTGATCGACGACGTCCGCCACGTCACCATTGTCGTCGGCGGCGTTCAATATGCCGTCTCTGGCCATCCGAAAGGGACGCATGCGTCGCCCCGTCTGCACTGGAGACGAGGCCACATTCGGCATTTGGCTTCAGGCGCGGTCGCAATCATTTCTCCCTGCCTCGTCGGGAGCGCGGAGCAAGGCGTCGTCAAGCACGACTACGCAGTGAGGCATGCGTGATGCCAGACGACATCTGCCAAGGCAAGCACGGGGGCAACGCCGAGAGTGTCGAGGCTTTTGCCACAACGTCCGAAAAGCACCGCGAAGCTATGCGGCAGCGCATCTACGTTTTTGCGATGTTCCGTTTACGTCGCGGCATCACGCCAGACGAAACAGCCGCCGCTTTTGGCCTCTTTCACAATGATGTCGCGCCGCGCTGCAGTGAAATGAAAAGGGATGGCCGGCTGGTCGCAATCAAAGAGAAGCGGCGCACTCGCAGCAACAAATCGGCGCGTGTGCTGGTCACCGATAAAGTCTACGCCTTCATGCGCATCGTGAAAGATCCTGCCCTATGAAGAAACTCTACATCGACGTCGAAACCCGCTCCAGGGTTGAACTGGGCGACGCCGGCTCCCGCCGGTACGCTGTCGATCCCTCGACCATGATCACCACGGCGGCGTGGAAGTGGGCGGCGCCGAAAGGCGCTTTCTCGCCAGCCATGACCGCCTGCAATGTCCCCAGCCTTGACGGCATGGGGCGGGCCTCGATGGCTGAATTTACCAAGGCCCTGGGCGAGGCCGACACGATCGTCGCCCACCACATCAATTTTGACGTCAATGTGATCGCGAAGACGATCGGCCCCTGCGGCATGCGACTGGAGCAATTCGACTGCACCATGGCGCGCGCCCAGCGCATGAGCCTCCCTGGCGGGCTGGAAGAGCTATGCCGCGCGCTCGGCGTCAAGGGCAAGACCATTGGCGGGCGCCGGTTCGTCATGGCGACCTGCAAGCCCAAGCGCGACGGATCCTGGAACGAGGATCCGGAGGTTTTCCGCCATCTGATCGACTACAACGCCCAGGACATCCATTGCCTTGAGAGCGTGGACGAGATCCTGCCGCCGCTGCCGCCAGACGAAATGGCGATCTGGCGGCGGACCTGGTGGAAAAATGCTCGCGGCCTGCCGCTCGATCTGGAGCTATGTCACCGAATCGCGGCCAAGAAACAGGAGATCGAGCGCGAGATTGCCGGCGAGCTATTCGAGATCACCGGCGGCGCCGTCACCGCCCTAACCCAGCGCGCGCGGATCCTGACCTGGCTCAAGTCGCAAGGCGTCGATATCGAGAACACCCAGCGCGCGACGCTCGAAACCTGGCTCGACCTTGAAGAACTGCCATTCAACGCCTGGCGGATCCTGACGTATCTTTTTGACAGCGGAGGCTCGGCGCCGACGAAGGCCCAGGCCCTGCTCGATCGGCAGGTCAATGGGGTCTTTCAAGACGCCACCCGCTATTTCGGCGCGCGCAGCGGACGAGGGACGTCCGAGGGCGTCAATATGTTCAATATTGCTCGTCCCAGCGGCAAATATGACACCGAAAAGGTGATCGCGCGGCTGAAGGCCCAGCCCAACGGCGTCTTCACCAACACCGAACTGAGCGACGTCCTGCGCGGCGCCATTGTGGCGCCAGAGGGCGAGGTGGTGCTCGACGTCGATCTGTCGAACATCGAGCTACGCCTGTCGCTGTGGTACGCCGGCGATCAGCCCAAACTGGACCTGCTCGCCAAGAATGAAGACCTCTATGCCAAAACCGCCGGCAATTCGATGGGGGTTCCAGGATTGACTAAATACACCCACCCGAAAGAGCGGCAAGGTTACAAAAAAGTGGTGCTGTCGGGCGGGTATGGGATCGGCATCCATAAGCTCTACAACTCGTTCAAAACCGACAAAGATCTGCCCTATGAGTATCGCCGCGATCTGACGCTTGGAACTGTTGCGGCGATCCACCGAGGCTATCGCGACGACAACAAGCCGCTGCAAAGGGCGTGGTATGCCTTGGGCGACGCCATGAAGCTGGCCCTGCGCGAAAAGGGCCGGGTGGTCGAAGTCTTCGACGGCAAGATCGGCTTCCTTTATCGCGGCAGCGAGGACGTCATGGCCATGCGCCTGCCCTCTGGCCGCGTCATCCCGCACTATAAGCCGCACCTCGACGAAGAGGGCCAGCTATGCTTCTGGCGGGCGAAATATGGGCGCATGATGAAGTGCCGCACCTGGGGTGGCGCGCTGATGGAGATCGCCTGCCAGAGCGCGGCGCGCGACGTCCTGGTGGCCGTCGAGGCGGCGATCGAGCAGGAGCTTCCCGACGTGCGGCTGATCCTCGATATCTATGACAGCGTGGTCGCCCTGGCGCCCAAGGCGGTCGCCCAGCAGCGATTGGATCACATCTTAACCATCATGCGGCGGACGCCGGCCTGGGCTGTCGGCCTGCCCTTGAATGCCGAGGGCGTGATCGCGGCGAGGATGCAGAAATGATCGACGAAGAGGTGCATTGGTATCGATACGTTCCCTGGGCGCTGGTGGAGGCTTATCAGGCGCTCGGCTGGGTGTTGGAGGGCGACATGGGGCCGGTCATGCGCGTCTACCGCGCCATCATGCGCTGGGCGGGCCAGGGCGAGCCTGTGGAGCCGAAATGAAAAAGCCAAAGCCCATTTGGATGCCGCCGCCTGGCTACATCCCGCCCAGGCCCTACGCCGGCGTCTGCCCTGGCTGCAAGGTCAACCATGGCGGATCCAAGTTCACTTTCGTGGAAGGGCCGGGCGGGACACAGGACGCCCGCCGCTGGGGTTATTGGTGCGCCGAGTGTGAGAAAATACCTTTTTGGGTGAGGCCCGAAAAATAATTTCGAAAAAATGCAAAAAGGCGCTTTACAACCGAATACGCCATGTCCTATAAGAGGTCATCAGCGGACGGGAATTAACCCGCCGCTCTCTCCGGGGACCAAGGATTATGACCATCAACACTCTCGCCGACCGCTACGCCGCCGCCAAAGAGCTTCTCAGCGAGCAGGAAGACATCGTTAAGGCCCTCAAGGCCGAAATCGTCGCCTTGGGCGTCGTGCAGGTCGAAGGCCGCTCCTGCTTCGTCAACGTCTCTCTCGGCTCGCGCAAGACGCTCGACGCCAAGGCGGTCGTTTCCGCTCTCGGCCAGCCGTGGGTCGACGCCCACACCAAAGAAGGAAAGGAGTACGAAATCCTCAACATCGAGGCCAAGCCTGTCAAGGCGCTGGTCGCTAAGGCGCTCGCTGAACTGGAAGACGCCGCCGGCTTCTGATTGAAGTTTCAGCGCGGTGGGGGTTTCGACCCCCACATCGCGGACACTTTCGTCCGATCGGAGAACAACATGAAAAACATCTTCCTCATCGCCCTTGTCGCTCTTTCCGTTGGCGGCGCTTACGTCAGCTATGCCCATGCCGGAACCTGCACCACGACCTGCAACACCTACGGCAACCAGCGGTACTGCAACACCACCTGCTACTGATTTTCTGTCCCTCTGGACCTGCCCCCTTGAGAAAGGGGCAGACCCGGAAGATCCGAAAACAAGGAAGAAAAGCATGCCCAATATCACCGTCAAAGAGATCAACGCCACCATCCGGCACCTGAAAAATGCCGTCAAAAAGGGCAACCGCGCCCTGTTCGACAGTAACGCCGCCTACCTCAAGAACATGGTTCACGCTTTGATCCTTGAGCAGGGGCAGGGCCTTGAGCCGATCGTCCTGCCGCTCTACGCGGTGAAGGTCTACAGCAAGATCACCGAGACGGAAGCGTCCTTCGACGTGCGCGCCTCCAGCGAAATCAATGCGGTTCGCGCCATCCGCAATGCGGGCCTCAAGGGCGACAAGCACATCATCCGCAGCATCGACCTGGTGAGGGCGTCGTGAGCGCGCAGCTTGACATCGAGGTCGAGGACCACGGCTCGCTGTGGCTCTTCCGGCCCCTGACCAAGACGGCGTCGACCTGGATCGACGACAACGTCCAGGACGCGGCCCTGTGGTTCGGCGGCGCCCTCGCCGTCGAGGCCCGGTTTGTCCATGAAATGATCGAGGGCATGCTGGCCGACGGCCTGGAGGTGGGCAGATGAAGCGCGCCGCATGGGTGAACGGCAAGCGCCGCGTCACTGGCGAGTGGCGATACCACTGGAGCAGCGACACGTTCGTGATCGTGCTCGACGGGCGCAACCGCCTAACTGGCCGCCCCAATGTCATCTACGCCAAGGGCGAAGAGCCTGAATGGGGCAACTGGAAAAGAGAGGCGGAACGATGAACATCGAGCAACGCAGGATAATCGCCCACATTTCCGACCGCGTGACGGTCGAGGAATGGCCAGAGCAGACTTGCTGGCGGTGGGTGGTCGTCCATCAGTACGCACCCGGCGCTCGCGAGGTGAAGCCTTACACAACCAAGGGCAGCGCGATGCGCGGCGGCAAACGCATGGCCTGGCACAGGAAAGGGATTTGATCATGACAACGAAGGAAATGAAGGACATGGGTCTGGTCAGCATCCCGCTCACCGCCGACGAGGTTCGCACTGCCATCCTGGCGCTGCACGAAGCGGAGGAAATCTACCTCCGTCGCGCTGCGCGCTACAGGGAGGCCGGATTCTCGGCCAACCATGCCGACTGCCTCAAGCGGGCCGGCAAGGCCCAGGCGCTGGCCAACTGGGTCGCCCACCACGCCGACGCGGAGTGATGGCCATGAAAAGAAGGATTGTTAAAGACCAGGGCCAGCGGGTCGATGAATTACGCGCCCTGGTGGCTGACTTGAACTATGCGCTTTATATCTCTCGCTACGCGATCGCCCACCTCGCCATCGAAGACAAGGCGCCCGCCGATCCCACGGGAAAATCGTGGGCCGACTGGCTTGAAGAAATTGGCATGCTGCGCGAACGCGCCCGCAAGACGCTGGAGGGCTGACCATGCGCAAATTTGAGGTGACCGTCCTGGTGACCAGGGAGGGGGCCTTGCGGCCCTTCCGCGTCCATTACCTCACGATGGCCCACACTTTTGAGCAGGCGCGCCAGAAGGTCGCCGCCCAGGCTCTGAAGCATAAAACCCACCAATTCATCCGCGTCGTCGATGCAAGGAAACCCGAAGCATGAAGCGTCGATATCTGACGAAGACCCAAAAGGCCGTGCTTAAGAGCATGGCCGACAACGGCGGGCGCGCAGTGATCGCCACTGGCACCCGGTGGAGCAGCTTCAGCCCCGGCAGGTGCTGCATCTTCGGGCAGGGAATGCACTGCCTGCTTCACAATCGCTGGATCACCAGCCGTGGCGAAAACCAAATCGGGTTTTACGCTTGGACGACCGAAGGCCGGCTGGCGCATGAGCGCGGCTGGTTCATCCCTCAACTCTATTCCTCGCCCCACTGGGCTGATGAAAAACCCCTGCCTGACGAAGGAAACCTGAAGCATGATCCCCACCCGAACCATTGAAGAAATCGGCGTCATCGCCTGCGGCAAGTCCCTGCGCTTCAAGGCGCATGACGCCTACGCCGTGCTGGGCGAAGACTTGAACGATCTCTGCGCCCTGGTGGTGCGCCTGGGAACGCAGATGACCGACCAGGCTGAAAATTACGTCTGGTCCGATCGGCTGCGTGAGATCCTCGACCAGGCTCTAAAATCTAATTTGTCGGGAGGCTAAACTTTTTTCAAAAAGGCTGTTGACAGGCGCTCACGGTGTGTCCTATAAAGGGTCATCAACAACGGGGCGCACAAATGATCGCTTATCTCCACAAGGGCCGGAACAACACCTGGGAACTGCGCTTCTGCGCTGAACCCTGCAACGGACCGGCCTTTGCCAACGCCGAGATGGTCAACGTCTCTGGCAAGCGCGAGGCCCGCAAGATCTGCAAGGATCGCGGCGCCCAGGCTTGGAATTTCTGACCCAACCGGGGAGCCTACGGGCCTCCCGTTTCAACCCCACCCAAACGGGATTTCTCTCCATGTCCAAGATCTACCTCCCCATTTCCAAAGGCCCCTACCTCAAGAAAGAGGGCAACTGGGTTCGCGAAAACCCGCTCTGCGACCTGACCTTTGACGAATTGCTCAAGGATCTGATCGACGGCCAGTATGGCGACGAGATCGTCTCGATTATCGAGATCGACCTGGCCGCCGGCACCTCGAAAGAGGCGATCGACGAGTTCGCGGACGCCGTCTATCACAAGGTTGTGGCCGATTGGCGCCCCGTCGGCGCGGACCTGGCCGAATGGTTGGCCGATCGCGGTTTCAACGTCTCTCAGAGCGGGGGAGAACGCTGATGCGCCCGTTCTGGCAGCATGCCTTGTTCTTTCTCATTGGCGCGGTCGCCACGCTGGGCCTGATTAACTTCATCGACTGGCTCACCCCTGAAATTCTTCCATAAAAAACAAAAAAGGCTGTTGACAAGCGAACACGGTGTGTCCTATAAGGGGACATCAACCACGGGGACACACCGATGACCACCACCGCCCGCCTCACAGACATCGCCGCGATCAACAAGTTTCTGTTCGCCGGCAACGCCACTTTCACCCTGGTGTCGGCCAAGACCGGCGCTCGCTATACCTTCAAGGCGCGCCATTGCGGCGACGAAGGCAAGGATCTGTTTTTCGTGTCGGTCCTGACCGGCGCTGACAACGAGGCCTCCTACACCTACCTGGGCCAGTTTGTCGGCATGCGCGGTTTCCAGCATGGCCGCAAGTCGACGATCGGCGTCGATGCGCCGTCGGCCAAGGCCCTGGCCTGGTTTTCCAAGTTTCTGAACACGCCGGCGCTGCCCGACGTGGTCGAGTTCTGGCACGAAGGCAAGTGCTGCCGCTGTGGCCGCAAATTGACCGTGCCCGCCTCCATCGCTTCCGGCATTGGTCCGGAATGCGCGACCAAAATCTGAGGATCTCTCCATGAAAAAGCTTGCTCTCCTGGCTTCCCTGCTCTGCACCGTCTCGGCCCAGGCCGCCACCTACAAAATTGTGCCGATCAACACCGGCGACGTGATCGCGATCGAAGGCGACATCGCTTATGGCGATGAGACGGTTTTCGAGGCCCGCCTGGCCGAGGTGGCCAATGCCGGCCACACCCTCGCGGGGATTGGCTTGAACTCGCTCGGCGGCAACGTCTACTCCTCCGAGGCCATGGCGATCACCATCGCCAAACAGGGCTATTCGGTGATCGTGGCCGGCGGCGAGTATTGCGCCTCGTCCTGCGTCCTGCTGTTCGCCGCCGGCAAAGAGAAAATCGCCATGGCTGACGCTCGTATCGGCGTCCATGGCGCATCGATGAACGGCAAGGAAGACGCGACCGCCGCCAAGGTCACGCTCTTGATGATCGCGGACCTGAAAGAATACGGCGTCCCGCCGGCGATCCTGGGCAAGATGGCGATGACGAGCAACAAAGAGGTGTCCTGGCTGACGATCGAGGATCTGCGCAGCATGGGCGTCAAGATCCCGCCTGCCGAGGGCAAGATGCCGAGGCCTTCTGCTGCGGCGCCCGCGCCCGTCAGCAACGAAGTCAACTGGAATGGCGAATGGGTCGATTTTGTCAACATGGCGGCAAATGCGTCGAAAAAGAGCTACGGCAAGGTCAACCTGTCGCGGGTCATGCATGATGACGGCTCGTATATGTTGAGCCTGTCATATCTGTCCAAGACCGACAAAAGGGTCGAGCTTGTCGAAAACCACACTACGGGCAAAGAAGAGACGTTCGATGCGTGGACATGCGTCTACTATTCGGAGACGCTCAAGAAGTGCCGTGGTTGGCATGTCGAAAAATGGGACACATATAACAAGATTAGCAACAAGTGGGTGAAGCAATGATGGCACACTTTTGGATATTCGTCATTGGCTTCGCCATTGGCTACTTGCTGGTCGAAGGCATCTTCAGGAGGTGATAATGAAAACGCATAGCTCAATCACTGAAGACCGCCTGCTGGACGCGGTCGAGCGCCGTGAGACGTGTCTGGATAATCCGGGCTTCTGCATCGCCTGCGGCGCGGAGCAGGATGGCTGCGAGCCTGACGCCAGGAAATACGTCTGCGAGGCTTGCGGCAAGCCGGCGGTCTACGGAGCCGAGGAGATCCTGCAATGCATTTCATGATCGGCTTCGGGATTTTCGTGGCGTGTTGGGGCTTGTTCCCGCGCGTCATGGGCTGGATCACCCTGCTGGCCGTTGTCGCCCTCGTCCTGACGATCGGAGGATCACACCAATGAACTGGAAACCGGAGGTTAAAATCAGCGGAAACTGGGAGCACAATCGCCTGGTGTTCGCGACCAAGGAAGAGGCCGAAATCAGCGCGCATAGTCTGTTCATGCGCTGGACGTTGGCCGATGATCACCGGGCCGTCGAGAGCGACGACCCCGTCAACTACGTCATTGTCGACGGCGAAATGTCGCCGGTCAGAGAGGGGGCTTGACCCTCGCCTTTATCATCATCCTCCTGGCGGCCAGCGCGCCCAAAACCATGCTGGCCGGCTTAATTGCAACCCTCATTACCCTGAACTGGACGAGAACCCAATGAACGACACGAGCAAAATGGACGCCGCCAAATACGGGCCGGCTTTTTACGGCAATGTCGGCACGATCGAGAAGCTGACGCTCGGCATGATGCTGACGCGGATGCTCAAGGGCGACTTGGCGCTGGCGCCGCCGAATTTCCTGCTGAACCTGGGCATGCTGCTGGTGATGACGGGGCTGCAGCGGATGAAGACCGACAAGCCCGACCAGGTCATGGCCGACCTCTCGGACTGCGTCATCCGGTCCCTGACCAATATGCAGGCCTGGATGCGCGACCAATGAGGTGCGATCAGTGCCGGTTTTTCACGGCGCTTCGGGAGCCGTGGAGTTGGCGCGGCTCCTGCAACATCAAGTTGCCGCCTGGCGCCATTACGGACAAGACAGGCGGTTATGCGCCCGACACGTTCACGCGCGGCGATTCGGGCTGCGATTTGGGAAAGAAAAGGAAGAAACCGGAGGAAATAGCCGATGAAGCCTGAAATGTTGGAAACCGTGGGCCAGAACCTGTTCGGCGCTCATTGGATCGGGGAACTGGCGATGCGCCTGGATGTGGCGCCCCGCACGGTGCGGCGCTGGGCCAGGGGCGAGTTCGCCATGCCGCGCGAGGCTGAAGAGGCTCTGGCGGTGATCGCGCGGGCCAGGGTGCAGGAGGCGGCGCGCGCTTTGGAGGGATTGCTTGCCGCTGGACAGGATTGAAATACGGGCCTAGATTAGGCCCCCCAAACGAGACAAGGCCCGGCCTGTTGGACCGGACCTTGAATTATCACCACCGGGAGAACGGACGGGTCGACGGGAGAACGACAGCTAGTCAGTGGCGCTGACTTGACAGCAATCTAGCCTCCCCCGTCATTATTGTCAATGAACGAACCTGCTTTTGCGCGGGCGTGGGAGAATTTTGTCTGATGGCCGACTACGACGTCGAAAAAATCAAGAAAATCATTCGCATGCTGGAGAGCGAGCACGACGGCGAGGCGGCGGCGGCTGCGCGAATGCTGGCGCTGCATGCAAAAAAGCAGGGCCACAACGTCACTGAAATGCTGGGGAGCATTTACGGCGGGGGCGGCGGCGGCATGCTGCAATATAGGCTTGACGCCGCCTTGCATATGGTCGAGGTCGCCAAGGAAGCGGTCGCGGTGGCGATGGCCAGGGCTGAAGAAGAGAAGGCCAAGCGCATCGCGCTGGAGCGCCACCGGGACGCAGGCTTTACGGCGACGTCGGCGCCGCGCCCGCAGCAGGACGATCGAAACGCATTCTGGAACGCAGCAGCCAACGCTCAGGCGCAGCCGCCGCCATGGGGGGCTGATCCGTTCAAGCCTGGCTCAGGCGGCTGGAACCCGCCTCCACCGCCCCCGCCTGGGCCGCCTTGGATGGAGATCCTGCGCGAAATGTTCGATCGGCATGGCGTGTCCATGCTGACGCAGTGGGAGCAAAATTTTGTCGTTGATTTGGTCGATCGCGGCACACGTTACCTAAGCGAAAAGCAGGAAGCGGTGGTGGTGCGGATCGTGGCGAAGTACCGCCAATGGGAAGACACCGGGAACTGTGGTTTTTACAACGTCGGGCGCTGAACGAAAAAACGGGGGCTTGCGCCCCCGTTTGCAGTTTTTGCCCAAACAACACCCAAAGCAGCCCGAGAGACGAAAAAGGACCGACTTAGATGCCGAATATAGATCAGGGTGCAGGCGGAAGCAAGGGCGGCGGTGGCGGCGGCTCGCAATATCGCTTTTTTCAGATGATGGCCAATTATGCCGATTTGCTGATCGACGCCGGCTATCCGGTCATCCCGGTCAAGGGCAAGAAGCCCACGGACGAGGGCTGGCTGGATCGAAAATATAGCAAGGCTGACATGCGCGAGCGCATGCTGGCCGGCGGCAATATCGGCCTGCCTTTGGGCCGTAAGGTGAGCGACGACACGGCGCTGGTTTCGATCGACGTCGACATCTCGTTTTTAGCTCCTGCCGAGGCGGTGCGCGGCGTCATGCCAGACGGGCCGACCTGCTATGGCAATCAGCCCAAATTTAAGATGCTGGTCAGGGTGCCGCTGGCCGAGGCTTACTCGCGGGATTATCCCTTTGTGCGCCACAACGGCGCCGGCGAGGAAAAAATCCAGGTCCAGGTGCTGGGCCAGGGCCGGCAAGCGGTGATTTTTGGCGTTCATCCCGAAACCGGCAAGATGTATTTTTGGGACGCCGATTCGCAGGGCCGGCGCTTGTTTGAAATGGCGCTGACTGATTGGCCGCTGATCGACAATATTGAGACGCTGATAGGATCGATAGCGAAGGCGCTGGAGCCGTTCGGCTGGTCCCGGCGGGCGTCTGGCGTCGGCGGGGCCGGGCCTCGCCCACAGGCCTATCCGGAAGGGACGGAGATCCCCGACCGGGTGCTCGATGCGGTCGAGGCTTACCTAAATCGCGAAATCGCTGCTCTCGCAGCCATGGGCGTCGGGACGGGGCGCGGGACCAAAGCTTTCGAAATTGGCTGCTGGGCCGGCTTTGCGCTGCGCGATGGCGGCATCGAGCTTGACGATGTGCGGGCCGAGGTGAGCAACGCCCTGGGCGCCGACAATCAGAAAGACTTGCGGCAATTCGACAACGGCGTGGCCAAGTCGGACGGGCAGCAATTCGCGGAGCCGGCCATTGACTGGAACGCCGAGGCGGCCAAGGCGGGCCTGGGAGGCGGGCCGCCGGGGCCTGCGCCAAACGTCACGCCGATCGGCCATGACGGCTACAGGATCGCCCTCGCCACGCTGCACCGGACGATCGAGCGCAGGCATGTGCTGCGCCATGGCACAGACACGTCATATGCGGCGCTGATCGCGGAGGCGGCGACCCTGTCCTGGCGCGGGTCGCTCTACCGCAACATGGCCGGCGACGTGGTGCGGGTGCTGCCAATGGCCGGCGCGCATGGCGTGGCGGCGCCCAAAGGCACGTTGAAGGATCCGACGCCGCCCCAGGTGCGGGTATCGATCCCGACCGACGACGAAGTGCGGGCAATGATCGGGGACGCGGTCACGACCTGGGAGCGGGTCACAATCCCGGACGAGGGCGGGCCGTCGCATATCGTGCTCAAGCGCGACCCGAACGGCGAGGACATATCGTGGAGCGGCGCCGGCGGGTTAAAGGTCGAGGGCGCAAAGACGGCGGTTTGGGCCAGGCGCGCCGCGCATAATCACGGGCGCGACGCCTGGGTCGACGATCGCGACGCCTGGATTAGACAGCCCCTGCCCAAGGGCGCGGTGATTAAGGCGGTGGTGACAAGCTTCCGGGGGTGCGCAGGCACGATCGGGACGCCCTGGCTCAGGTCTGTGTCTACAGCCCCATCTTTCGGCAGGGACGGGCGCTTGCTGATGGATGACGGGCCGCTGGAGACGGCGGCGGGTGAAATCGTTTTTACGGTCCAGGGGGCGATGCGCGGCCATGTCAAGCTGATGCATATTGGCGACGCCAAAAGCATTTTGTTGGACTTCCTGGCCTTGTTTCCGTTTGCTGACGACGTGAGCGAGGCGGTGGGCCTGGCGCTGTTTTTCTCGCTAATCGCGCGCGGGGCCTTTGGCGTCGGGCCGGCTTACGTGATCGACGCGCCGGAATATGGCGCGGGCAAAACTTTCCTGGCCGGCAAGCTGGGGCTGTTCAGCGGCCAGCCGATGAACCTTATCCCGTGCGGCGTCGACAAGGGCGAAGAAGAATTAAGCAAACGCTTTGAAACGGCGCTGATGACGGAGGCGAGCGGAATGCTTTTGCTCGATGATGTGCCACATGGAAAGATGCCGAACTTTCCGACGATGCGGACCTATCTCACGGCGACGACGCCAGAGCTAAAAATCCGGCGGTTCGGCAAAAACGACGATCACAAGACAGTCAGGACAGATGCGACCACGCTTGCGGTCACCGGCTGCGCGGTCGAAGTGAGCAAGGACATGGTGCGCCGGGTGCTGCGCACGAACCTGGACCCGCGCAAGGCGGCGGACAGGGTGGGCTGGGAGGCGGACCTGTGCCGGCTGGACCTTGACGCCATGTATGCGGACCCGGCGGCGCACGGGCGCATCCTGGGGGCCGCGCTGACGGTTTTAGACCATAACTGGCGCACCAGGCCGGCGTCATTGCCGGCGACGCAAAATTATGAGGCATGGTCGCGGGTGGTCAGGGAAGCTTGCAAGGCGGTCACGGGGGAGGATCCCGATGCATCCAGGGCGGTGCTTGAGGCGATGGACGCCGATCACGAGCAATGGAGCGACACGCTGCTGGCGGTCAGGGCGGCGATGGACGGCGGCGCTGTCGGGTTCACGGTTGCGGAAATTGTGGAGAAAGTTCAGGCGTCGGGGAGCACGTTCGGGAGCGTGGGCGCGCCTAGCCCGGCTCAGGCGGCGCTCGATCACCTCATAGATGAATTTGAATTGCGCCGCATTGGGGCGAGCCGGTTTGCGAAACGGCTGGGCCGGTTCCTGCTCAAGCATCGCGATCGGCCAGTGTATGACGCGGGCAAGGAAATTTTCCTGCGCCAGGCGGCCAAGCGCACAGCATACAAGGGGGAGAAGACAGTCTGGCGGTTCGAATAGGTTAGGGGTTTGGGGAAAATTTTGGGGGTTTTATAGGGGTTTGCGTTCGAGCAAACCCCTAGTCATTTTTCCTGTTAAATCAATGGTTTAGGACGTAATACAGGGGTTTTAGGGGTTTTATTTTATATTTAAGGAATAATTTTTATATCTTATGTCTTAATATGAGACATATATAGATGATTTTTCTATATAAAGGTAGCTCGTAAAACCCCTAAAACCCCTAAAATCGAGAAAGGCCTTTAGAATCATGGTTTTAAGGGCAGGGGTTTGATTTTTCGAAACATCTAAAAGAACCCCTAAGCAAACCCCTAAACGAAGAAAGACGCCCGGAGGCGTCAATCTAGTTTACTTTCGTTAAAGGTCACGTTTTCGTATACGTTAGGGCTTGTTTTTGTGACATGCCGGTGCGGATCATCAGGCGCAGGAACATCGCGACAGGCAAGGGTGGGCCAATTTCGCGCCAGTGCTGATAATGCGTCTGGCGAGAATAGCCGAACAGGGCGGCGCATTGCGGCCCTGTCAATTTCAGATGGCGCAAGGCCATGCAATATTCGACAGCGTCCATTATTTGACCCTCGTCTTTTCGATGCGCCAGGTATAGGCGGCGTTTTGGGTGATCGCCAGGCCTTCGTCGCGCCGATCGTGATTGAAGCGCACGATGCGGAAAGTGTAGCGATAGGCGGCGTCGCCGCGCTTGAAAGCGTCGTCGGCGCAGCCCTGGCGGTGGGCCGCCTGTTCGGCGGCGCCACGGGCGGTTTTGAAGGTTTGGGCGAGAATCATGGCGGTTTTCCTTTGGTTCAGCGATAGGCGCGGGTGGCGTCGGCGTTGCCTTTGAGGAACGCCAGGGCCTGGCGCTCGTCGTTTTTGGTCATGCAGCCCTGCAGGTTTTCCAGGATCCATTCCAGGCCGGATTCAGTGATCACGAGAGCGTCGCGCGTGTTTTTGACCAGGATCGGGCCAACGCCGGCGGCGGTGCGACAGTCGCGCTCGGCGTCCCAGCCATAGCGGATGTCGCCGGCGGCGTCGAAAGCCAAGTCGCCTTTAGCGCCATGGATCAGCACTTGCACGATGCGCGCGTTGCAGGCCGGCGCCAGGCGGGGCTTGTCCGCCGGCGCGTCAAAGCCCTGATAAAACGACGAAACGGCGTAATCGTATGTCGACCGCATGCCGAAATGGCATCCGTAATGGCGGTCTTTGCCGAGCTTGCGGGCGAGCTTGCCGGCTTCAAAATACAGGCCTTCGGCCTTGAGGGTGTCAACGGTTTGGGTCATAACGTGTGCTCCTGTTTGGTGACTTATATGTAAACTGGGTTGACAGGCTTGTCAACCCAGTTGTCGAAAAAATTACGCCTGGGCGCCGACAAAACGCTTTGCGGTTGCGCCGTGGGCGATGATGACCATCGACGCTTTCGCCTTTGCGCTCGTGCCGCCGCAGGCCTGGCAGGCGTCGCACGACGTCTTCACGCCGGCCTCTTTCGACGCGGGGCAAATCACTTCACCCTTGGCTTTCGCCTCCGACGGGGTGCGGACGCGGAACGAGCGCCAGCCGGCGGCGATCGCGTCCGCCAGGTCCGCCGGGCTGTCGCACGACGCCATGCAAATGGTCTTGAGAGCCTGGAAACGAGCGTCGCGCCATTGGTGCGAATAGCCGTTAGTGAAGGCGGCGCGAAGCGTGGCGGCGCGCCAAACCTGGAAAGGGACCGCAGCCGGGTCGCCATAGGTGCCGAGGCGGAAGCCCAGGCCGGCGAACAATTCGGGCAGGATGGCGACGTCGTAATCAACGCCCGGCTCGGCGTAGCGATCGCCGCGCACCAGGGTTTCGTAAACGCTACGGACAGACCGACCGACGTTGACGTAGCAAGCGCCGCCGAGATAGGGGCGCATCAGGCAATCGCCGCACACGCTGCTGTCCAAGCCTTGCTTGAGGGCGACGACCGGCGACACGTCCGAGCGGATGATGAACGATTGAACCATCGCGCCGGTTTTGGCATTGGTCGACGCTGAGGTGATTTTGTTGGCGATGGCGACGATCGGCGCGCCATCAATCATCGACGGGCCGCGATAGAGCACGACGCCGCAGAAGCGGTTAGACTTGAGAGCGGCGAGCATGTCGGAGGCTGTGCGGATCATTTGGAGAGGCCTTTTTGTCTGCGGCGTTGAACTGTCCCGAATATAGCCAGAGCGTGTTCGGTTGTCAACTAGGTTTACAAATTAAAATAAATTATTTTCGCGCTTGACAACTAGGTTGACGCCAGGCATATAAGGGCCAGTTAACAACCGCACACGAAAGGCACACGACATGCTGCAAGTTCAAGGCCTGCCCTTCCACAAGGGATCCGACGCCTGGCGCGTCATACACGAGGGGCGCATCCTGCCCAAGTATGTGCGCGACGACATCGCCCGCCTGCGTCGCGAGCGGAACGAGTTCCAAGAGGTGAGGGTGCTGCGCACGGGTGAGCCTGGCTGGATCAGCCGGGCAGAGCAGGCGGCGCGATCGGCGCGCACCTATGCCGAGCATGAGGCGCGCGCCCTGGGGTGGACCGAGCCAAGCGTCGCCGCCGAGGGCGCCGCCGCTTACGCCGCCGCCCTGGCCGGCGAGGGCTAACGCCCAGGCCCAGGCCTGTCAGGGGGCTGACAGCCCCCTGACATGGCCGTTCCCGGTCTGTTCTGGCAGGGTGCTGACAGGGGGATCACAGGCCTCGATCGAAAAAATGAGGGGGGTACCCCCGCTAATAGGCGGCTCAGAGTATACTATAAGCCCCAAAAATTTTTCTATAAAATTTTCCCTGGTTTTCAAACGTATTCGGTTGTTGACCAATAAACGGACATGGGAAACGAATGCTCTCATTCATTTCCCACGTTTCACTAGGCTTGTTTTGAACTTTTCTCAATCTTCCCCCTAACCTTGATCATGAGGTCATTCAGCCCAGTGACGAGATTCTCCAAGGCTTCCAACGTATCGTTCATTTCCCCCGCCGAGTCCCCCTCCCAGGTGTCGATATGCGCCGTAATCGCCTCCAGCAGGTCGATCTTGCTTTCCTGGACGCCCTCGGCATAGAGGGTGTAGATCTCGAATTGTCTATCCGCGACCCACACGCACATATTTATCCTTGGCAGGATGCGGGTTTCCCACTTCGATAGCTTGAAGCCATGGCGGCTGTAGTCGTAAGGCTTGCAGATCTGGGTGAAGGGGTCGTACCCCCCACAGTCGTCCGAAACCATTTCTGGCGCTCTATTCTTTCCCATCTCCACACTCTCCTCCTCCCAATTTCGTACTCGCTTGTCTAACCCGTTTTCGCTCTTGCCGGCAAGCCCATTTCCCTCATATACTCCCCCGACCCCTCTCCCGGAGGCCCACGCCATGCCCACCAAGAAGCAAAACCGGCGCATCGCTCGCTACGAGTTAGCGCAGTCCGTTAAGGCGGCGCCGACGCCCCCGGAGGTCAAGCCGCCGTGGGCCGCTGTCTACACTCCGGAGATAGCCGAGCGGATTTGCGATATGGTCACCGACGGCAAGACCTTGCGCCAGATCGCGCTGGAGGCGGTCTGGGCGCCCAACGCCCGGATTATGTATTATTGGCTGGAGGAGCACCCGGAGTTCGCGCGGGCCTTCGCGGCGGCGCGAGAGCTATATGCCGATGACATCGCCCGCGAGATCGTGACCATTGCCGACGAGGCAATCACTGACCTCGATGTCGCCAAGCTGCCCCACCGCATTCACGCCAGGGAGTGGCTGGCGGTCAAACGCTCTCCTCGCTTCTACGGCGATCGCCGCCAGGTCGAGACGGTTTCCAACGTCAATATCAACACCTTGACCAAGATCGACATTTCCCGCCTCACCAACGAGGAGCTTCTCCAGGCCGAAAAGGCGCTGCAGAAAGCGATCGGGCATTCCAGCCATAATCCCGAAGACGATGAGGAGTGACCCTGCCCATGCCCCCCTTCAAGCCCGCTCCCCGCTCCCTGGTGGATATTACCGTCGAAGGCCCGAAACCCTATGAAGGCCGGATCTTCCCGCTCAACGTCCAGTTTATCGACGGCGAGTGGAAGATGCAGGTCATTCCCGCCCACCCCTCGACGGAGCCTGCTTTTTGTTTCGCCATCAAGGATCTCAAGACCTGGGCGCCGGCGGGGCATTTATGAAAATCCCCAACCCGATTTCCCTGCTTCAGGACTGGTGGGCGGCGCAACAGCGGGCCATCGACGTTCAATACCTCTGGCCGATCTGCAAGGAACAGGCCCGCGACTTTGCTGAGGCCCGCTACGTTTTCGCCATTCACGCCATTTGCGATCCCGCCTGGCTGCGGCTCCCGGTCGAAGAAATCAAGCGCCAGATCGGGGAGTTGCAGTGAAGAACGACCCTGCTCTTAAGCTGGGAATTTCCCTCTCTTCGTCCTGCGACTGGGCGCCGATGTGGTTCGGATCCTACACTGCCTGCGTCCACGCCTGGCGCTTTATCAATCCCGACTGGGAGAATCATTTGGCCGCCATTTCTTATATGCTGGCGCTTGATAAAGGCATGGTGTTCGGATGACCGCGCTCCAGAAGGTCGACCCCCAGGACGTCCTCGATCGCATCGACAAGGAATTTTGCGAGCGGTCCCTGCACGAGTTCGTCAAGCGGGCCTGGAAGGAGGTCGAGCCGGGCCAGCCGATGATCGACAACTGGCACCTTCCTTATATCTGCGAGCACCTGGAGGCGATCACCGACGGCGCTTCCGTCGATGGCAAGCCCTACAACCGTCTCCTTATTAATATCCCTCCAGGAGGGATGAAATCTCTCCTCCTCAACGTCTTTTGGCCAGCCTGGGAGTGGGGGCCGGCGGCGCTGCCCCATATGCGCTATCTCTGCGCGTCCCATAACATCGAATTGGTCGAGCGCGACAGCATTCGCATGCGCCGCCTGGTCACCACCCAATGGTACCAGAAGCACTGGGGCAGTCTGGTGCAACTGACTGGCGACCAGAACTCCAAGACGGTGTTCGAAAACACCCGCTCCGGATGGCGCAGGGCGGTCGCGGCGGGCGCTGACACCGGCCACCGCGCCGACCGCGTCCTGATCGACGACGCTCTCAGCGTCAAGAACGCCAACTCCGACAGCACCCGCGAGAGCGTCAACCTGTGGTTCAGGGAGTCTGTCCCGACCCGCCTCAATTCGCCGCGCAAGTCCGCGATCGTCGTCATCATGCAGCGGCTGCACGAGGCCGATCTGTCCGGGATGATCCTCGACAAGAAGCTCGGCTACGATCACATCATGATCCCGATGCGCTACGATCCGGATCGCGCCCATCCCACCATGCTCGGCTTCACCGACCCCCGCACCATCCCCGGCCAGCTTTATTTTCCCGCCCGCTTTCCCCTCGACGTGGTCGAACGCGAAGAGCGGATCATGGGGCCGTTCGCCACCGCCGGCCAGATGCAGCAGGCCCCGGTCCCGCGAGGAGGCGGCGTCATCAAGGACGCCGACTGGATCTTGTGGGACAAGCCGGAATTTCCCGCGCTCGACTTTATCGTCGCCTCGATCGACACCGCCTACGGCCTGAAGCAGGAGAACGACCCCAGCGCCATGACGGTGTGGGGGGTGTTTTCAGGCGACACCCGCAACGCCGCCACCCGCCTGGTGGATCGCTACGGCCATCCCAAGGAAATGCCGGAAGGAGCGCCCAACTCCAGCCTCAACGCCGCCCCGCGCGTCATTTTGATGTACGCCTGGACCGAGCGCCTGTCCCTTTCCGATCTGGTGGCTAAAGTCGCCCTCCATTGCAAGAAGCTGAAGGTCGACCGGCTGCTGGTCGAGGCCAAGGCCAGCGGCATCAGCGTCGCTCAGGAAATGCGCCGGCTCTATGGCCACGAGCCTTGGGCGGTTCATTTGATCAACCCTGGCAACCAGGACAAGCTGGCGCGTCTTTACAGCGTCCAGCCGCTGTTCGCGGAGGGCATGATTTACGCGCCAGACAAGGAATGGGCGGAAATGGTGATCAGGCAAGTGGCTTCCTTCCCCAAGGCGCTGCATGACGACCTCACCGACACCACATCCCAGGCCATCCGGCACCTCCGCGACTGCGGCCTCCTCGTCAGATCCGACGAAAGGCTGGCGGAAATGAACGAAGAGGTGGAATATGGTCGTAATCGGCCCCTTGAACCGCTCTACCCTGGTTAACTATGGAGGAAAAGTCATGTTTTTCCGCAATAACCCCACGTCCGTGACGGAGAAGGCTCCAAAAACAGCCGAAAAACCCGAAAAAGAGGCTGAAAAGCCCGAAAAACGTCGTGAAACCGTCCACGAAGTCGAAAAACACCCCCACCGCGACATGCATGAGAGCAAAAAATGACCAACGGACACATCAAACCGTCAATTCAGGCTGCTTTGGACGAGGCCCACCCCACCGGGCCGGTCCATCACCGCCCCAGCATCGCCGGATCGCATAGAAAGCCCGGCGACGACAACCTTTTCGACCCTCAAGACCCCGAAATGCAGGGCATTCCGCTGGCCGGCGACTTTGGACACCCCCTCCAGACGCCTGAGCAGCGCCGAAATATGGAGGCGCTGCTGGACGACAACCCCACCGGCCCGCGTGATAACGAAGTCATAAAGGCGGCGAAAGACGCCATGATCTACGGGACAGGCTTCGTTCAGATGCAAGGCGAGGACCGCATGCCCGGCGGCGACAAGCCAACGGAAATGGAATTGCTGCGTCGGCCTCCAGTCACCAGCGACCTCAAGCAATTCGAAAATTCCTACGGCACGGATTTTGGCACGGCCATCCTGCAAATGCGGGCCGGCTGCAAAGTCCAGCGCGAAGGATGGAACGGCAAGGATATGTGGATCGCTCTGTCGGGCGTGGAAGGCCCGCGCGAAGTCTACAGCGAAAAGCTGTGGTCAAAGCCGGCCCGCGATTACGCTCGCGCGCAGCCCGGCGGGACGGTCAAGGTGCTGCCTTGCTTCATCATGAAGACGGCGACCGGCGAAATCCTGATGGGCTGGCTGGCGAGCCAATCCGACATGCTGGCCCAGGATTGGAGGGTCGTGCCGTGACACATTTGCGATTGGTTCGGCAACCATCCTACAAGGATGACAGCAAGAAAGAATTGAAGCGCAAGATCAGGATACTGAAGGCGGCGGCGAAGGTGCTGAAGAAGGAATTGAAGTCGCGATGACCCCGTTCAAGCCCGAACCCATCAAAACGACCAAGCTATGGACCGGCGTCTGCCGCGACGGCCCGTGGAAAGGCCTGCCATTGACGGCGGGGTCGCGTTTCGTCTGCGCCCCCGACGGCAATGAATACTGCAACGACGGCGTCGGCCACTGGAATTGGGTCGAACTGCACCACGAGGGCAAGAAATGACCGACATTCCCGATAAAGTCGCCCCCATCACCGGCATGCCGATCACGATGGCGCAGACGTGCTGGTGCCCGTTCGTCAACGTCTCTCCCATAGCCGGCGCTGATCACATGACGACCAGTCGCGGCGTCAGGCTGCGCTACGGCGACACCGACGCCCAGATCACCCAGGCTTTCAATTGCATCACCACGCGCTGCATGTCGTGGATTGCCGACAGCGCCGCCCCCACTACCCACGGCACATGCCGATTGATCACCGGAGCAGGACTAAAAGCATGAGCGAAGTTTTGAACGGAATTTGCAGAGGCGGTCCGCTGAACGACCGGGGCCTGACCCACGACAGGCCTTTCAAGGTTTTGGTGGCCTCGAATAACGATGGCCAGGCCGGCGCCTATCACTATGCCGGCAACAACGCCTGGCTTTGGCAGGCCGAAGGAGAAGAAGACCCAATGAGCAGAGCAGCCGAAGAGCAAATTGACATGCAAATCCGTGAAAACGGCAAGGTTGCGCCCCGGATTACGCCGGAAATCATCGACCAGCGCATCCGCCAGGTGAAATACTACAATTTTCCCGACACCACCGTCATGATCTGCGCCATCGAACTGATGAACGGATATCATGTCGTTGGCGAATCAGCCTGCGCCTCTCCAACCAATTACGACGCCGCCATTGGCCGGCGCATCGCTTATGATGACGCCCGCCGCAAGATTTGGTCATTGGAGGGCTACGTCCTCCGCAACGTGCTGAAGGGGCTATGACTGCGCTCGATATCGCCATTTCGGTCTTCATCCTGCTGCTCGTCGCCCGCCTCTCCTACAACAAGGGGCGGCGCGACGAGCGCGCCGCTCGACACGGGGATTACGAAGATGAGCTTCATGATGAAATGCACAGTCGATAATCATCTGATGCCCGGCGGGCGACCGTCTCACCTGTTCGACGTCCATGTCGAGGGCGGCGAACCGCTGGTCAAGGCTGAATACACCATCATTGCCGACGACGAGGATGAAGCGGCTCGCGAGGGACTAAAGCGGTTCCAGAAGGCCTATGATCTGACGCCGCTGCCATACATTGGCGATATTTGAAATAGGCGTTATAGTCCCTTCTGCTTTTCCAGAGAGGACGCGCCATGCCTTTGGTGCCGGGCTTGCCCCTGAACATCCGCCAGACCAACGGCGGCGCGCCGCCGGCTATCTCGCCGGGCCTTTCCATCAAGCATGATGTGCATAATCCGCCCGGCGTTCCCGAAATGGACGACGCCGGCGCCGTCATCAAGATCGAGCATCCCGACGGCAGCGTCACTGTCTCCCTCGATGGCCGGTCGCTGGTCGACAAACCGGAACAAAACGTCGGCTGGTTCGCCAATTTGGCCGAGAAGATCAAGGAAGACGATCTCAGCGCGATCGCTGACGACCTGCTGCGCGGCATTGATGAGGATCTGTCGAGCCGCAACGACTGGATCGAGGAGCGCGCCCAGGGCATCAAGCTGCTGGGCTTCAAGATCGAAATTCCCAATCTTCAAAGCGCCGCCGATGGCGCTCCGGTCGACGGCATGTCAAAAGTGCGGCATCCGCTGCTGCAGGAGGCCGTGCTCCGCTTCCAGGCCAACGCCCGCTCCGAAATGCTGCCGACCGACGGGCCGATCAAGATCCGCGACGACGGCAGCAACTCCAACCTTCCTCGTGACGCACTGGCGACCGCCCTTGAAAAAGACCTCAATCACTACCTCACAGTCACCGCGACCGAATACTATCCCGACACCGACAAGATGTTCCTGCTGCTCGGATTTGGCGGGACAGCCTTCAAAAAGGTCTACAATTGTCCCTTACGGAACCGACCGGTCAGCGAATCCGTCGATGCTAATGACCTCATCGTCAACGACGCTGCGACTGATCTTGCGAACGCCAAGCGTGTTACCCATCGTTCCATGATGCGGCCTTCGACGGTCAAGCGCATGCAGATTATTGGCGCTTACCGCGACGTCGATCTCGACACGCCCAAGCCGCAGAGCCTCGACGCGGCCCAGGAAGCAGCCAAAAACCAGCAAGGGATCCAGGCCACCACCACGAGGCCCGACGACCGTGACCGCGAGATCTACGAGTGCTATTGCGAACTCGACCTCAAAGGCTATGAGCACAAATACAAGGGCAAGATCACCGGCCTCGAAATCCCCTACCGGGTCACCATCGATCTCTCCAGCCGCAAAATCCTTTCAATCGTCCGCAACTACGATGAAGACACGAAGGAGCTTCCTGAAGCTCGCGAAACCTTCGTCAAATATATTTTCGTGCCAGGATTGGGATTCTACGACATTGGCCTGCTCCATATATTGGGGAACACTACCAACGCTGTTACTGCTGCTTGGCGTGAGCTTCTGGATGCTGGAATGTTTAATAACTTTCCCGGCTTTCTCATGGCTGACACGGGCGCGCGTCAGAACACCAACATCTTCCGCGTCCCGCCGGGCGGCGGCGTTCTCGTCAAGACGGGCGGTCTTCCCATCAGTCAGGCGATTATGCCGCTTCCTTACCAGCCGCCGTCTCAAGCTTTGATGGCGCTGGTGCAAGACATGGCGCAGACCGGCCAGCGCAGCGGCGGCACCGCCGAACTGCCCACCGGCGAAGGCAAGGCTGACATTCCCGTCGGCACCATCCTGGCGATGATCGAGCAGGCCCAGAAGGTGCTCAACAACGTCCACAAGCGCATGCACTCGGCTCAGTCGCAAGAATTTCGCCTGCTGATACGCTGCTTCAAGGAAAACCCCAAGGCGTTCTGGCAGCGCAACAAGAAGCCGTCCGCGCCATGGGACGAGCAGAATTTCCGCGCCGCGCTCGATCTGGCCGATCTGACCCCGCAGGCCGATCCGAACACCGCCAGCCATGGCCAGCGCGTGATGAAGATCATGGCGCTCAAGCAGTTGCAGCAGCAGAACCCCACCATGTACGACCCGATCGCGATCGACACGGCGGCGCTGCAGGCGCTGGGCTGGAACAATCCGCAGCAATTCATGGCGCCGCCGGCGGCCCAGGCTGCGCCTCCTCCGCAAATCGTCCAGCAGCAGGCCGAGACGGCGGCCAAGACCCTCACCGCGCAGGCGGCGATGGTCACCGCCCAGGCGAAAGCCAAGGAATCTGGCGCGCGCGCCATGAACCTGATGGCGGAAGCCCAGACCATGGGCATGGACGAAACCGGCCAGGTCCAGCAGGATACGCCGGTCGATCAGCACCGCGCCGAATCGGAGCGCATCAAGGCCAACGCGCATGCGCAGCAGGCCGACACCCACCAGTCCGTCATGGGGGCCAAGGCCCAGGCTGACCTGCTGAACGCCCAGACCCGCCAGCAGGAAGTTCAGTTGAAACTGGGCGAAATGTCGATGAAGGACGCCCACCACGACGACGAGCAGCGCCTCAAGACGAGGGCGGAAACGATCGACATGGCCAAGCAGGTCATGGACAGCCACGCCGAGAACGCGCGCACCCAGGAGGAAATGCACCACGATCACGCCCTGATGGGCCGCGAGCAGGCGCATGAGCACGAGATTGTCGAAAAGACCCACGCGCACGAGAAGGAACTGGAGGGCGTGAAGAAGACGGCGGCGATCGCGGTCGCCAAGGCCAAACCCCGTCCGAAGCCAGCCGCCAAGCCGAAGGGTAAGAGCAAATGAACAAGCCCATCCGCGCTGCGCTCCTGACGGCCAAGGCTCTTTATGACAAGCTGCCTCATGTCGTCGGCGGCGGCGCGCCGATGGCCAAAGGCGGCGTCGTCAAGGACATTCCCCAGATCATCATGCCTGGCGATCACCCGGCCCGCATCGACACCCGGCTGGCGACGGGCGCCAAGCCGCTCGATCTGGGGCCAGGGCCGCGCACCGTCAACATGGCGGCGCTGCGCGCGACGCCGGCGCTGTTCGACAAGAACGTCGACATCCTGCGGCATTATCCGAATGTTTCGAAAGACGCGAGCAAGCTGTCGAACCAGGATCTGTCCGAGCATTTCATCAAGCACGTCAAGGACAACCTGCTGTGGCTACACGACCAGGTGCCCGACGAAACTCGCCAGCGATCCAAGCTGTGGTACGACGGCGCCAACAAGCTGGCCAAGGAGTGGGCCAAGAAATACGGCGTTTCGGAGGCGTCAGCCGCCGGCGCGCTGGCCGCGCTGTCGCCGCAGAAAGACTGGTTTCAGAACGTGTCGCTGGCCGAGCGCGTGTTGCATGCGATGAAGGGGCGCGGCAATAACGCCTACCACGGCGAAACCTTCTCGCCTGAGATGGAGGGCACTTATCGCGGCCTGGACAAGCTGGCCACCGAGAAGAACGAGCCAATCTTCCAGGCGATTAGAGGCAAGTCGCTGGGCGAAATTGATCAAATGGGTCACATCCCTCGCGACGAGCGCGCGGTCATGAAGGCGCTGTGGATCCGGATGCACGATCAGACCCATGGCGATCCCGGCTACAAGATCGCCACGCCTGAAGGCCACTTTGGCGAAATCGCCCGCAACGCCGACGGCTCGCCATCGCGGGCGGGCTGGGGTTCGCTGGGCGAGATCGGCAAGGCGGTGCAGGCGATCGAGAGCAACGGCGAGCCGACCTTCATGAACCGTCTGATGGGCGAGCGCCACAAGGTCCGCAATTTCTACAACAATATTCTCGACCCCAACTCGCAGCATGGCGACGTCACCATCGACACCCATGCGGTCGCCGCCGGCCTACTGCGCGCGCTGTCGGGCAATTCGCTTGAGGTGGCGCACAATTTCAGCAACTACGCCGGCAAGGGCGTTCCGGGCGCTGGCGGCTCCAACGCCACCGGCGTGAACGGAACCTATCCGCTCTATGCCGACGCCTATCGCCAAGCCGCCAAAGAGCGCGGTATACTGCCTCGCGAAATGCAATCGATTACGTGGGAGGCGATCAGGGGATTGTTTCCCGACACCTTCAAAACTGATAAAAACAACGCCCATATCGACAGCATCTGGAACGACTACAAGCACGGAAGAAAAGGAATCGACGATGTCCGCAAAGAAATCCACGACTTCGCAGGGGGGATCCGGCCACCGGAGTGGCACGACACCTCTGGAGCGCCTGATGCACCGGTTCGGGGTGCCAGTGGACCGGGACTCGTACCTGGCCCTGGATCACGCGGGCCAGCCCCCCAAGGAATTATCGGCGGAACAGGAAATGGACCTCCCGGAGCACTTGCGCCGCAAGCACCCCGGCAGTCGGGGCTGATCTTGCCGCCCGGATACGCCTGTGGCGGCGCAGTCGCCAAAGCATTGGCCGCGACACGGTCGAATTAACCTGATACGGTGATTTAGCTTGAAGGATGACGCCGATGTGTTTCTCGCTCGCCTGGCTTGAGAACTTGCTCATTTGGGTCGTCATCGTCGGCGCTCTCATCGCCATCCTCCAACTTTTCGTGCCTTGGGTGCTGGCTCAAGTCGGGGATTTGGGCGGCGCTGTCGGCGTCGTCCTGCAGATCGTCAAGATCATTGTCTGGGCGGTGATCGTCATCTTTGTCATCTATGTGGTCTTCGACCTCATCAGTTGCCTGCTGTCGTCAGGCTCGCTGAAGTTGCCCAAGCCATAACCCCACGGCTCCGGTAAGCCGCAATCCGAGAAGGGAAAACCCTGATGTCTGAGGACAGCAAAAAGTTTCGCGCCGCGATGCGCGCCAAGGCCGAGCGTTTGGGGACGGCCTCGTCCGCAGGCAAGGTCGACTGTTCAAGTTTTGGCGACGTCGAGCAGGATCCGATTCACGCCGATAAGGCTCAAGGCCCGCGCCCGCTATCGAGGCGAGCCTTCAAAAGCGGCGGCGCCGTCCTCGGCGCTGCGGGCTTCAAGCACGGCGGGCGCGCCGCGCGCAAAAGCGGCGGCATGGCCCAGGCTTTCGGCAACGCCATCTTCAACAGCAGCATCAAGACAGCCGACAACGATCGCGAAGGTCACGTCGAGCGCAAGGGCGGCATGAAGAGCGGCGGCAGGAGCGGCAAGTTTGGCGGCGGCGGCGCTGGGCCGATCGGCGGCCAGACTGCAATCACCAATCTGGCGGCGCAGGATGCGCAGAAGCCGATGGCGGCTGCGGCCCAGCAAGCTGGCGTTGGCGCGGACGGTCCCGTCAAAGCCACCGCCGGCGGCAGCGGCCATATGTTTGGCATGGCGAAGGGCGGTCACCCGCACAAGGCCGAAGACGAGAAGTGCGCCAAGAAGCTGGTCGCGCATCACAAGGCTGACGGCGGCCCGCTTCCGTCACCTGCCGACGCCGGTCCGCCTCCCGGCCCGCCCGAAGCGACGCCCGCCGGCGCAGAGCAAGGCCCCGACATCAAGGAGGCGTTGCTTGAGGCTCTGATGCACGAGCACAAAAAGTCGAAGAAGCACAAGAAGGGTCCGCCGATGCCGCCTCCGGATGACGAGGAAGCGGAAGCGGCCCCGCCTCCCGACGATCAAGCCGGCCCGCCTCCGGGCCTTGGCGCCAAGCGCGGCGGCAAGGCGCGCAAGGATGGCGGCGGCGTCTACGACCCCAACGTCAAGCTCGGTCCGCGCGATGGCTACGCCAGCGGCGGCAAGACCAAGGGCAAGACCAACATCAATATTATCATTGGCCAACCTGGTGGCGCCTCTCCTCCCGATGCCGGCGGCGGACCTCCTCCCCCGCTGGCAGGGCCGCCGCCGGGGCCGGGGGCGGTTCCTGTGCCGCCTCCCGCGCCCCCGCCTGGCTTGCCTCCGGGCGGCGCGATGGGCGGACCGCCTCCGGGCGCGCCGCCGCCAATGCCGATGCCGCCTCCGGGCGGGCCGATGGGCCGCAAGCACGGCGGTCGAGCGTATCCGATTGAGCATGCTTCTGGCGGCGGCAAGGGCCGTCTGGAGAAAATCAAGGCATATGGGCTGGTTCCGCCCAAGGGGAGGATGGGGTGAACATCGAAAAAACTGTAATCGACCATGCGCTTGTCATCGCTTTGGGGCTTCTGCTCCTGCTCTTCGCTTTTGCAGGCTTTATCATTTCCGCCCGCGCTCAGTCCATCGAAATTGGGCCGGGGGGCTTCTCGATTGGCCAGCAGCGTCACGGGCGCGGGCATGGCGAGGTGTGCGCGGAGTTGCGCCGCGCATGCATGTACAAGGAAGAGCGCGGTGAGGAAGGCATGGGAAACTGCCGTCGCTACCGCGAATCATGCCAATATTGAACAGGAGTGAAATCAGATGGTCTTGCGTCATGTTGTAATTCGCGGAGTGGCCGATATCGGTGACGTGGTTCACCCCGCTGATCCCGGTTTTGGGCGTCCTGGCGGCGGCTGGAGTCCCGTTGACCCCGGCTATGATCGCCCCAGCGGCGGCCATCCTGATCAAGGCCTCCCCGGCTACGGCCACCCCGATCAAGATCTGCCTGGCAGGCGCCCGCGTCCCGACCAGGGTTTGCCTGGATACGGGCACCCGGATCAGGGCCTTCCCGGCTACGGGCATCCTGATCAAGGTCTTCCTGGCTATGGTCATCCGGATCAAGGACTACCTGGTTATGGCCACCCCGATCAGGGTCTGCCTGGCTTGCCGGTTTATCCCAGTCAGGGACCGATTCTTCCAGCCGCTCCCGGCCATCCGATCCCCGTGCCGCGTGTGCCGGTGGTGCAGGTCATCCCGCTGCCCGAAGGCGCGGTGCTTCCGACTGAGCCTCCGCATCGCCCTGGCAGGATCGCCATCGTGGTCGAGGGCGAAACCAAGGCTGTCGGCTGGCTGCAGGGTTCGGATGACCTTCCGGTCGCCGCGCCCAAGGGCGAAGCGCCTGTCCCCGGCGGTCACTGGGTGGCGGTCGAAGTCAATCCGCAGGCAAGGCCCAAGAAATGCAGCGACGGCAGCGATGGCGTCGGCAAGACTGGCTTTGCCTGGGTGTTCGAAGTGAAGCCCGACTTTGGCACGGAGCCGACGTCGGTCTGAAAACACAGAGGGCCGCTTCCAGTACATCCGTGGAAGCGGCCCTCATACCCTCGGTCGACACCTTGAGCTTGTCTTACATCAGAAACAAATCAGGTTCAAGCCCCAATGCAGACTTTTAAGAGCGTTTTTGCCGAAGAACTAAAGAAGCTCCTGCGCGAGCAGATCGAATCCGCCAAGAACGACCTCGCATACGGCGCCAGCATCACGACTTTCGAAGCCTATCGCGAGGCCGTCGGCGTCATACGCGGCCTTAGCGCCGCCATCGATACCGTCGATGACGCCGAGCAGAAGGCCAACGATCGCGAGCGCGGCCTCTAAATTCTGTTGTCAGCACACTGACAGTGTGCGAGTAATTGTGCGTCACAGGAGACGCGCATGGCCTTTGCTTCGATGTTGCACGAGGAAGATCCGGTCCAGAAGGTGCTGAAGGAGCTTGGCGACCTGTCAGGGGTCGAAATTTTCCACAATCAATTGCTCGCTGCGGTCTACATCAGGCCCGATAAAACCAAGAGCGGCCTGTTCCTGGCCCAGCAGACCCTCAACGAGGATCGTTTTCAGTCCAAATTGGGCCTTGTCGTCAAGAAAGGCCCGCAGGCCTTCATCAGCGGCGGCGAATGGCAGTTCCCTGACATCGAACTGCATGACTGGATCCTGTTTCGCCCCTCGGACGGCTGGAACATCACCGTCAATGGCGTCCTGTGCCGCATCCTGACCGACACGGCCATCAAGGGGCGCATTGCGACGCCCGATCTCATCTGGTGAGCGACATGGCGAAAGATCCGAATAGTATCCCGGCCTTCGACCCGAACACCGACTGGGAGCACGGCGGCAAGGAAGAGCGCGATCCACTGGTCGAACTGCGGGCGCAACTCGATCGCGAGCGCGCCGCGCGCATCCAGGCTGAAAATCGGGCCAACGAATACGCGACCACCGCGCACGGCGCTCAGGTTGAAGTGGCCGACAACGAGCTTAAACTGGTGGTCAGCGCGATCGAGCGGGTCAAGGAGCACACCAACGCCCTGAAAGCCGCTTACGCCGAGTCGTTACGCAACCAGGATTACGACAACGCAGCCGAATTTCAGGTTCAGCTTGCCGACAATGCAGCGGCGCTGCGGCAGCTTGAAAACGGCAAGGCGTCAATGGAGGCGCAGCCCAAGCCTGTGGCGCCGCAGCCGATCAAGATGAGCATCGATCCCGTCGAGGAACTGGCGAGCCAACTGACGGCGAAGTCCGCCGCCTGGGTCCGCGCCCATCCCGAATGCGCCCGCGATCCGAAGCTTTACGCCAAAATGGTCGCGGCCCACAATATTACGGTTTCGCGCGACATCGATCCCGACACGGACGACTATTTCCGCTCAGTGGAGGCGCTCGTTTACGACAGGCCCGCAGATCGCGAACGCGATCTCGACACTGGCGCTGATGATCCGCAGGCCGCGTCCGCCAAGGCTGCGCCGCAGCGTGAATCGGCCCCGCCGGCGGCTGCGCCTGTCAGTCGCGGATCGAGTGGCAGGAGCGCCACGCTGACGCCGCTTGAGCGCGAATACGCCGAGATTTCAGGCATGTCCGAGCAGGACTACGCCAAGGCGCGTGACGACATTCGCAAGAACCAGGGCCGCCTGCATTAAGGAAACACCAATGGTCAACCGTCCGCCTCCGCAGCGTTTCACCAGCCCCAGTCGCGAAGAGCCGGCTATCCAGCCGCCTTCTTTTATCGAGCGTCCGCCGCTTCGCCAGCCCGTCGAAACCTCGATGGACCGCGCCGCCCGGCGCACCCTCGAATTGCGCGGCCACTTCACTAACGGCGTTCTCGACGAAGGCGCCGATGAATTTTACATCAACCCTGCGATCATTCCTGAAGGGTGGTCATACGAGTGGAAGCTGTATTCGGTCCTCGGTGAAGAGCAGGGGTCGTACCAGGTCACCCTGGCCCGCACGGGCTGGGAGCCGGTGCCGTCCGATCGGCACCCTGAGTTGATGCCTCGCAACACCAAGGAAAAGACCGTGATGCGGCGCGGCATGCAGCTTATGGAGCGCCCGCTCGAAATTACGCTGGAGGCCAAGCAGCTTGAGCGCGACAAGGCCCGCCGTCAGGTTCGCATCAAGGAAGAGCAGCTTACTGCGGCGCCTCCGGGCCAGTTTGGGCGCGACAACAAGGGTGAACCCTTGACCCGCCTTGGCAAGTCTTACGAGGCTATGCCGGTGCCGAATAGCTGACGACGCTTGACGACGTCGTATTTTTGGATGTACAAAACGAGTACCCGCTTCTCCCCGCTGTGAGAAGCTGTATTTTTCGGACCTCCCCTAGCCCCCGGTGTGGCATAGCAGGTCTTCCTTGAAAGAGGAGGGTTTTGCCGTGGCCAACACCAATGCTCCCTTTGGCTTCCGTCAGGTTCAGGGCTTGGGCAGCGCCCCGACCTACGAACAGGTCGAAGTTGTCGTCCAGTACAATGCCGGCGCCATTTACTTTGGCGACCCCGTGGCGGCTCTTGCCGACGGCACTGTCGCCGCTGCGCCGACCACCGCCGGTACGCCCCCGCCGCCCATCGCCGGCATTTTCCAGGGCTGCAAGTATCTTTCCGTTTCGCAGAAGCGCACCGTCTGGTCAAACTACTGGCCCGGTAGCGATGTTGCGTCGGGCAACCTGGTGACCGCGTACATCATCAACGATCCGCATGCCAAGTTCATTGCGCAGACGGATGGCACGGGCGCTGCCCTCACGGACGTGAATGCAACCGTCGGCTTCAATATCGGCGCTGGCAATCCGGCCAACGGCATGTCTGGCGCGTACCTCATTCCGGCCACCGCGCCAAGCATTGTTGGCAACCCGTTCACCGTCTTTGGCATCGTCCAGGCTCCCCCCGGCTCCGCTGGCACTCTCGCCAACGGTCAGCCTTACGACTGGGCCATCGTCGGTTTCAACAACGTCCAG